ATGCCATCCAATATTGGCAAGAATATCATTTCGATGGCGTCGAAAGGACTTTTGTCAAGCATGCAATCACAGGTTCCAAAGTCCACTTGACAACTAATGTAGCAGCAAACTTCCAAAAAAACGAAAAAATCGAGGGTGGCACAAGTGGCGCCCTCGCAAAGGTAGTGTCAGGCTCAGGCCAGGACATTACAATAGAAAAGATGGACACGGGGAGTGCAGATTTTGTAGCAAGCGAACAAATAACTGGAAGTGTATCCGGATCGGTTGCCACATTACACCCCACCACTTTCTATTCATTGGGAGATATCGAAAATGGATATGTCCCTATTAGTAATAACATATTAGGCATCACAAAGGTATTCAACTTTGGTGGTGCAGCAACCAACGTATCCAGAGATGGAGAATTGTTTGACTTAATGTACCAATTTAGAATGAATGATTTATATAACTTAATGGGAGCAGATATGGTCTATTATAGTGTGGTACAAAGTCATTTGACCACATTAGAAATGCTTTTAGCAGGTAGTAGACAAATACGTTGGAACAGAAAAACAGACAGACTTTATATGGACACAGACTGGGACAAAACATTTAACCCCGGTGATTACTTAGTAGCAGAAGCATGGGCTTTACTAGACCCGTCATCATACCCCGAGGTATATGACGATATGTTTCTAAAGAAATATGCCACTGCTTTAATTAAAAGACAATGGGGCTCTAACATGAGTAAGTTCTCAGGAATTCAAATGCCAGGCGGTGTTACACTGAATGGGGATCAAATATTTCAAGAAGCAGCACAGGAGATAAATGTTATAGAAGAGCAGATGCAAAAGAGTTACGAACTGCCCCCACAATTTATGATAGGATAGTGAAATGCCTACAAATTTTTACTTCCAAGCAGGCCAAGGACAAGGACAAACAAACGAACAAAGATTAGTTGAAGACTTAATCATAGAAAGTCTTAAAATCTACGGCCACGACGCTTATTACCTACCTAGGACACTAGTCAACAAAGATACGATCTTTGATGAAGACGAGCTGTCTAAATTCACACAAGCATATCCTTTGGAAATGTATTTGGACAATGTAAACGGATACGAAGGACAGGGAGATATATTTACAAGGTTTGGATTAGAAGTTAGAGACCAAGCAACCTTTGTAATGGCGAAAAGACGTTGGGAAGACATGGTACTGACTTCTGGAGGTACCTTTACACAAACAACAAGGCCTTCTGAAGGAGATTTAATATATTTAGAGAAAACTAAATCACTATTTGAAATCAAATACGTTGATTTCCAAAATCCATTCTATCAATTAAACCAAATTTATGTATTTAGATTAACTTGTGAACTGTTCGAGTACAGTTCAGAGGATTTGGATACAGGTATTGCTACAATAGATGCTGTTGAAACAACGTACTCACAGGATATGTTGGAGTATCAAATACAATTAGAAGATGGTGGCTTGTGGCTTAAAGAGGACACAGGATCAATAATTAATGAAGGGTTCCAAATTAAAGCAGAGCCAATAGATAACTTAGACTTTGATAACATACAATTCCTAGAAGGTATATTAGACTTTAGTGAGAAGAATCCATTTGGAGAGATAGGTGTTTAAAGATCAACAATTTTATCACCAGCACATACGAAAAGCTATTATTGCTTTCGGAACAATATTCAATAATATAAACATTGAACGTAAAAATAGTGCAGGAGCAGTAGCACAGGCTCTTAGGGTACCATTATCGTATTCTACTAAGCAAAAATTTATGACAAGGATTGCTAGGGTTACGGGTACAGATACAAGAGGCGAAGTCGCTATAACATTACCACGTATAGGTTTTGAAATACAAGGATTAAACTATGATCCAGCTAGGAAGACAACGGTAATACAAAAGAACAAAGCTGTTGGAGTAGGCGATTCAGCGAATACAGTAAGGACAGCATTTAACTCTGCACCATTCAACATGAATTTAGCCTTATATATATTTGCGAAGAACCAAGATGATGGGTTACAAATTGTGGAACAAGTCCTTCCATATTTTAATCCTGATTTTAATGTTACAATAAACGATTTACCTGAACTAAATATAAAGCGGGATATAAAAATCACATTAGATAATGTTAATTATGAAGACGAATATGAAGGAGACTTTGCTAGTAGATTAAGTGTTGTGTGGACGTTAAACTTTACAATGAGACTTAATTTTTACAGCAATGTAGAAAATGTAGGACTAATAAAGAAAGTTATTGCAGATATATACAATGATCCAACAATGTCATTGAATGTAGGAAACTTAAAGAGTTCAATAACAGCTTATGTTGATCCAGCAGACGCAAGTCCAATTGACGCATATTCATTTGTGGAGGAATTTGATGACAACTTCGAATAAGAATCCTTTTAACGATTTAGATAAAAAATTTAATACTAAAGAAGTTACCAAGGCACTAGAAAGAAACCTAAAAGAAAGAGAAGACGAGAGGAACAAACAGCTTCCTATTATACCGATGTCTGATGAAGACAGAGACGCACTACTCGCTAAACAACAAGAAGAAGACTTCCAGTATGCTAGATCAATATTAAAACAAGCAGAGGCATACAACGACGAAGCCATACAAGGCATATTACATATTGCCAGAAACAGTGACCAACCACGTGCATATGAAGTGGCTGGTGGATTGATTAAGAACTTACAAGACACTGCTAAGGATATGATTGATGTACAAGAAAGACAGAAACGTGTAACAGCAGCAGATCCTACTGCCAAAGGAGCAGTTAAAACACAGAACAATTTATTTGTAGGCAGCACTAAAGAATTATTGAGCGCACTTAAAGCAGATGCTAAAGTAATAGACGTAGAGAAAGATGACACAAGCAGAAGGGAATAGTTATCACGGTAATCCTAACCTTAAACCGTTAGGGTATCAACACGATTTCTCTAAAGAAGAAATTGCTGAGTATATTAAGTGTGCAGACGACCCTAAGTATTTCATAGAAAAGTATGTAAAAATAATTACTTTGGATAAAGGCTTACAACCATTCAAATTATATGACTGTCAAAGAGATAAAGTAGATGTTATAATGAAGCATAGACGCGTAGTCTTAATGGAAGGTCGACAACAAGGTAAAACAGTTACAGCAGCAGCGTGTATATTACACTATACTATCTTTGAAGAAGACAAAACAGTAGCTATAATGGCTAATAAGAGTGCAGCTGCAAGAGAAGTATTAAACAGATACCAAATTATGTATGAGAACTTACCTATATGGATGCAACAAGGTGTTAAAACATGGAATAAGGGTGATGTAGAACTAGAAAACAATAGTAAAGTATTAACAGCAGCAACAACAGCAGCAGCGATACGGGGTAAATCTGTTAATTGGCTATACATTGATGAGGCAGCAATCATACCTAACAACATCGCGGACGAGTTTTTTACTTCTGTTTATCCAACGATTTCAGCGGGAGAGACAACTAAAATACTATTAACCTCTACTCCGTTAGGGTATAATCACTTTTGGAAGTTCTGGAATGAGGCAGAAAAAGGAGAGAACGGCTTTGAGCACATGTTTATTCCTTACTATGAGATACCAGGACGTGATGAGAAGTGGTTAGGAGAACAAAAACAATTACTTGGTGACGTTAAGTTCAACCAAGAGGTCTTATGTGAGTTCTTAGGTTCAACTAATACTTTAATTAACTCACAAACTATAGGAGCTATGAGTACAAAAGATCCTGTATTCCAAAACAATAATTTAGACATATACGAAGAGCCACAAGAGGATCATTACTACGCTATTACAGTCGATACAGCCAGGGGAATTGGTGGAGATTTCTCCGCCTTTGTTGTTGCAGACGTTACAGAAATGCCTTATAACATAGTAGCAAAGTATAAAGATAACAAAATCTCACCTATGTTATTTCCAGATGTTATTGGAAAGGTAGGAAAAGATTATAATGACGCGTTTGTATTAGTAGAAGTTAATGATATAGGACAGCAAGTAGTAGAGATCTTACATCAAGAAATAGAATACGAAAACATTTGCAGCACAGTTACAGAACAAAATAGACAATATGTAAGTCCAGGGTTTGGAAAATCAACCAAGTTTGGTGTTACAACATCAAAGCAAGTAAAAAGACAAGGGTGTTTTGCCTTTAAATCCTTACTTGAAGAACAAAAAATGTTGATATTTGATGAACATATCATACATGAAATATCTACATTTATAGAAAAGGGTAATACATATCAGGCTGACGTAGGCTATCATGATGATTTAGTTATGTGTTGCGTACTATTTGGATGGTTATCTACACAGAACTTCTTCAAAGACATGACAGATGTTAATACAAGAGAGGGATTATACAAGCAACAAATGGGAGAAATAGAACACAACCTAACTCCTTATTTAAGAGATGATGGACAAGAGCCAGAGTTTGAAGTAATCAATGGTGATTTATGGTTATTAGAAGATGATTACCATAAGAATATACAGAAAAAAATGAGAAAAATATCTGAGCAGTACGCTCGTACTCAAGAAGGTAACGTAACTGAGAAAGGAATAAGGCGTACACACAAGTAAAAAGAGCTGTACATATAGAAAAATGGTTCTAAAAATTACGATTTATAAATAGTTGCGATGATAATAATAAAACTTGTGTCATTCATAAGATAATATAAACCGAGGAGAAAAACATGGCATTTCAGCTATCACCAGGTGTTCTCGTTACAGAGAGGGATCTAACCAGTGTTGTCCCAGCAGTAGCTTCCACAACAGGAGCTATCGTTATTGACGCACAGTGGGGACCTGTCGACGAGATCACAACAATTAGTTCTGAGAACATTCTAGTTGAACGCTTCTGGGAACCAAACTCTACAAATTATGAGGGTTGGTTAACAGCAGCAAGTTTCTTAGCTTATGGTAATAATTTAAAAGTCGTTCGTTCAATTGACGACACTACAGCATTGAACGCAGGTTCAACAGCAGGTGTTTTAATTAAGAATGAAGAAGACTATGAAGCTAACCATAGCTTAGGCCAAGGAAGTAACGGCATGTGGGCAGCAAAACATCCAGGAGTCGTAGGCAATACGCTTAAGGTTTCATTTGCTGATTCTAGTAACTACGACACTAATTCAGTAGCATCTGCTACAGTTAGTGCAGGAGGCTCGAACTACACTTCAGCCCCAACAGTTGCTATTGCAGCACCAGGTTCAGGAGTTACAGCGACAGCTACAGCTACAGTAAGTGGCGGAGCAGTTACTGCAATTGTAATAACGAACCCAGGAAATGGATATTCTAGTGCACCAGCTATTACATTCAGTGGTGGAGGCGGATCTGGAGCAACAGCTACAGCCGTACTCGCAACAGATTGGATATATAAAGATAATTTTACTCGCGCACCTTTAACATCAACGAACGTAGCATTAGTGGCAGGCTCAAATGATGAGCTCCACGTAATTGTTATTGACGAAGATGGTTTATTCTCAGGCGTAGCGGGAACAATTTTAGAAAAATTCGAAGCAGTTTCAAAAGCTTCCGACGCAAAAGGCCTACAAGGCGGAACAAATTACTATAAAGACGTGATTAATAATCAGTCTGATTTTATCCGTTGGACAGACCAACCAGCAGGCGAAAGCACTTGGGGCACAGCTTCAGCAGGAACAGCATACACATCAGGATTTACAGCAGCAGAGTCTACTGACAGCCTGACAGGTGGTGTTTCAGACAGTCCAGATAGTGGAGACATTCAAGGGTCTTGGTCACTATTTGCAGACGCAGAATCAACTGATGTAGCGTTACTTATGACAGCAGGAATAAGTAACACAGACAGAAAGTGGGTACAAGATAATATTGCTAAAGTCAGAAAAGACTGTGTAGCATTTATATCACCACAGAGATCATCAGTGGTTAACAATTCCGGTTCAGAAGTTACACAAATAATAGGGGATAGAAACGCTTTATCCGGCACCTCTTATTCTGTAATGGCTGGCAACTGGAAATATCAATACGACAGATACAATGATGTATATAGATGGGTTCCATTAGATGGAGACCTTGCGGGTCTATGTGTAAACACAGACAACACAAGAGATCCCTGGTACTCACCAGCAGGATATAACAGAGGACAAATTAGAAACGCAGTAAAATTAGCGTTCAACGCAACTCAAGCAGAGAGAGACGATCTCTACCAAGCTGGAGTTAATCCTATTGTTAATAGTCCAGGAGACGGAATCGTATTGTTTGGGGACAAAACGATGTTAGCAGCGCCTTCAGCGTTCAATAGAATTAACGTTCGAAGATTGTTTATTGTTTTAGAAAAAGCAGTAGCAACAGCAGCTAAGTATCAATTGTTTGAATTTAACGACGCATTTACAAGAGCACAATTTACAAGCTTGCTTACACCATTCCTAAGAGACGTTCAAGGACGAAGAGGAATACATGACTTTAAAGTTATATGTAATAGCAGCAATAACACCGGCGAAGTAATTGATAGAAATGAATTTGTTGCAGACATCTTCATTAAACCTGCAAAGGCTATCAACTTTATACAGCTTAACTTTATTGCTACAAGAACTGGTGTTGCATTTGAAGAGATTGGTGGGTAATGTATAAATAGTACAATAGGAGAACAAAATGCAAATACAGGAATTTAAATCAAGACTCGGAGACGGTGGAGCAAGACCTAATCAGTTTAGGGTTAAACTTACTATGCCTGGATTCGTTGTTGGGTTTGAAGAGCAAGATAGTATCTTAGTAACTGGCGCGGCCTTACCGGCATCTACAGTTAACCCAGCGATCATACAATACAGAGGAAGGGAAGTTAAACTAGCAGGCGAAAGGATATTTGATCCTTGGACCATTACAATAGTTAATGACACTGACAACAGTTTGAGAAAACCTTTCGAGCTTTGGATGGAAGGGATGAATAATAAAGAGTTTAACTCTGCAGAAAAACTTCGTCCAGCTGATTACCAATCAGACATTACAATAGAGCACTTGGACAGAAACGACGACACTTTAACACATGGAACATATACGTTAAGAGATGCGTTCCCAATTAATATGTCAGAGATTGCATTACAATATGCACAGAACGACATTATTGAGGAGTTTACAGTTACGTTTCAGTATCAATGGTACGACGTAATTTAAGGGAGCTATTATGGCAACCTTTAATCCCTTAAAGGGAAAGAGTTAATATTATGGATTTATTTGGGTTTGAAATAAAACGGAAAGAGACGCCACTAAGTGAAAAGAGCTTTGTGGCGCCATCCGACGACGGTGCAATAGAAGCGATCCGAGCAGGTGGGTACTACGGTACCTACATGGACGTAGAAGGCATAGCCCAAACAGAATCCGAACTGATTAAAAGGTATCGCGACATTGCCCTCATGGCAGACGTAGATACAGCAGTTGAAGATATAATCAACGAGTCAGTTGCACAGTTGGAGAACGAATCTCCCGTTGAAATTAACCTTGATGATGTAAAACTTTCATCAAGTGTTAGAAAATCAATGGCAATTGAATTCGATAACATAAAGAATATCCTGGACTTTAGGGATAGAGCCCAGGACTATTTTAGAAGATGGTATGTCGATGGAAAGATTTATTTCCATAAGGTAATAGATCTTGAGAATCCTAAGGCAGGGATCAAAGATATTAGATATATAGACCCTAGAAAGATTAGGAAAGTACGTGAAGTCACAAAGGAAAAGAATCCTACTGGAGTCTTGTTTATTAAATCCGTTAATGAGTTTTTTATATATAATGATAAGGGAGTAACTTCAAAGCCTGGAGCGTATGTAGCACCTGAGAATCAACAAGGGTTGAAAATAACAAAGGATGCTATAACATTTGCTCCTAGTGGTTTGGTAGATCACGACAAACAAATACCTTTGTCGTATTTACATAAGGCTATAAGGCCAGCAAACCAACTTCGTATGATGGAGAACGCAGTAGTAATTTATAGAATTACAAGGGCTCCTGAAAGACGAATATTTTATGTAGATGTTGGTAACTTGCCTAAGATGAAGGCAGAACAATATCTAAAAGACATTATGGATCGTTATCGTAACAAGTTAGTTTACGATGCTAATACAGGCGAGATCCGTGATGACAAGAAGTTTATGTCGATGTTGGAAGACTTCTGGTTACCCAGAAGAGAAGGCGGGACAGGAACACAGATTGATACATTGCCAGCAGGTCAAAATCTGGGGCAAATAGAGGACGTAGAATATTTTCAACGTAAACTCTATCAATCTTTGAACATTCCTATCTCACGTTTGGAACAACAAGCTGGTATGAACTTTGGAAGAGCAGCTGAGATTAACAGAG